GGCAGATTGTGCCAATGATACGAATATTGTGCATCTATTGAACCACGCTGCATATAATAGCTACGGAGGAAACAAAAAATGCCAAAGAAAAAAACACAGAATATAGAGGCCCAACTTAAAACTAAAAGTATGGCCCAGCTAGATAGGGAAATTCGTGAGATATTAAGTAAGCCCGTTCCAGATGTAGATATGTCTGATTTATTCGCCAGTGGGAACTATACATCATACTCGCCACCACACACTATTCATGGAATTCCATACGAACAAGCCCTAGAGGAAAAATTAAGGCTTGAAGATGAAAATTCCTAAAAATCTCACAGAACAAGAAGTCATAGATACTATAACTAAGATCGCCCGACAACTGGCCCCCAAATTTGTTTTTGCATCATATGAGGTTGACGATATATTCCAAGAGGCCGTAATTATAGGAATAGACGGAATGGAAAAGTATGATGAATCTCGCCCATTGTCAAATTTCTTATTTACCCATATCTCAAATAGATTAAAGAATTTTAAACGCGATAATTACTATAGATTAGATATTGGTAGCGCCCAACAAATACAAGATCGCAAAAAACACCTTCTTGAACCTATTGGTATAGATAATATATATGCTGTATCTTCTAAAGAAGACGCCCCAAATAATATTCACATAACTGAGATCTTAAAATATATCGATGAGAAACTTCCCGCCAAATATCGCCGCGACTATCTTAAACTAAAGACAAACTCTCCTTTGCCTAAAAGCCGTAAGGCTATAATTCTTAACATCATCAAAGAAATATTAAACGAAGGTGAAGATAATGAAAAAGGGTAGATTTACTACTGATGAAATGAAATTTATCGAGGCGAATGCCGAGGTTCTTTCGAGTATTGAAATAGCCAAAGCATTAGATAGAGATCCAGAATCTATTCGTAATTGGATCGGTCTGAAGATCGGATTTTCTACTAAGCAAAAAAAAGAAGCTGAAGTTGCAAATGAATTAAAAACTAAGCCTTACTATAAAGAGCTATTTTCACAATTCTCTCCAGAAGAATTAGAAATGTTTGAGTTTCATTTTAAGAAAATGTGGAGTCAGTTTAAAGACGATGTGTTCCATACTGAAGAAATGCAAATAGTGGATACTATTAAATTAGAAATATTGATGAATAGAATTCTAAGGGGCCAACAAGATACCCAACGGGAAATTGTTCTCAATGAGCGTCTAATACAAGATGAAAAAGCAAAAGATAAAGATATGCGCGACGTAGATCTAATAGTCAATTTAGAGCGTCAGGTGGCAATGTTACGCGCATCACAAGAAACATTATCTAGAGACTATAAAGATCTACAGTCACGTAAAGCAACAATGTTAAAGGATCTTAAAGGAACACGCGAACAAAGAATTAAAGCGATTGAAGATTCTAAGCAAACATTTGCTTCACTAGTAAAAAAAATAGCTACTGATCCACAATATAGAACTACGATAGGAATAGAAATGGAAAAAATGCGATTGGCAATGGAATACGAAAAAGAACGCTTATCAGAATATCACACCTATGAGGACGGACAAGTAGACCAGCCATTTTTAACATCTGACACCATACAAGAATAAGGAACATAGGTTATGAAAAGAGCTTTAGTATTTGGGATTACTGGACAAGATGGAAGTTATTTAGCTGAGTTTTTATTAAAACAGAACTATCATGTTACAGGCGTGGCAAGAAGAGTTTCGGTAGATACAACACAGAGATTAAAGCATATTGATAACAATAGGCTAGATATTATTGAGGGCGATATTAGTGATCAATTCTGTGTCTCAAATATTATAAAGTCAAATACTCCAGATGAAATCTATAATCTGGCGGCTCAATCGCATGTTGGTACTTCTTTTAAACAGCCATCTTTAACTTGGGAAATAACCGCTGGCGGATGTCTAAATATTCTAGAATCAATACGATGTTTAAATCTTACCCAGCATGTAAAATACTATCAAGCATCTTCTAGCGAAATGTTTGGTAGAAATTATGATACCAACAATGGTCTTAAATATCAAGATGAAAATACTAAATTTCAACCACAAAGTCCATATGCTATTGCCAAACTTGCTGCACACCATCTAGTAGATAATTATCGTAATTCTTATGGGCTTTATGCGTGTAGTGGTATATTATTCAATCATGAATCTGAAAGACGCGGAGAACAATTCGTAACACGTAAGATTACTAAGTGGATTGGCAGGTGGTATAATTCTAATAATAAGCCGACTTTTCCAGCATTGAGATTGGGCAATTTAGAGGCGCATAGGGATTGGGGTCATGCTGAAGATTACGTAAGGGCGATGTGGCTTATGTTACAACAGCCAAATGCTTCAGACTATGTTATTGCTACAAATGAGACGCATAGTATTAGGGACTTTTTAAATGAGGCATTTAATTATATAGGAATTAATGATTGGAATAATCTCGTTGTACAAGATCCAGAGTTTTATAGACCATCCGAGGTTGATTATCTTTTAGGAAAAGCTACTAAAGCAAATACAATGCTTGGCTGGATTCCAAATATCAGCTTCAAAAAACTCGTTCAAAGAATGGTAAATAACGATATAAATGAAGCGAAATTATAAAGACCCAGCATATGAAGCATTTAGAAAAGAGGTACTGAAGAGAGATAAATCTACATGTCAAATGTGTAGACAAAAGAAGAAGCTTCATGTCCATCATATTATAAAGTGGTCATCTGCTTCTTCACTACGATTCGATGTCTCTAATGGAATTACATTATGCAAAAACTGTCATGAGGAGATAAGTGGCAAAGAATCGTGTTATATCTCTTATTTCAACGAAATTATAAGGAGAAACGCAGATGGATAACAAATTAGATACAAACATTAAAAAAGTCGAATTTCCTATAGATGTTTCAGTTTCGCCAAAGCCTGTTGTAAAACAACTAACCACACAAGAGCAAATTCAAAATCTTAAAGCTGGTGGATTGCTTACAGTATCGATGGATGGAGCGACCTATAATCAGTTATATGATCAATTCAAGCCGCAGAGAAGGTCTGGTGTTTTATCATTTGCATTTGACTCAGATAAAAATTTAGCAACAATAAGAAACCTCAAAAGTAATGCAACCGAGCTATAAAGTAATTAAAGATACTAGAGAGCAGGATGGATGGTTTTTTTCTCCATACGATGCTTGTATAGGTATGGAGATTAAAACATTACATACAGGAGATTATACATTAGAAGGTTTTGAAGATGTAGTTTGCGTGGAGCGTAAAGCTTGTGTTTCAGAAATAGCAATGAATCTAGGCAGAAAAAAGGGCGCATTTAATGCAGAAATAGAGCGTATGAAAGATTATGCATTTTCTTTCATAATTTGTGAGTTCAGTATTGATGATATATTAAAATATCCAGAAGGATCACGGGTGCCAAGAACTTCTAGAAGTCAAGTTAAAGTTACTGGTAAATATCTTCTTAAATGCTTACTAGAATTTCAAATATGGTATAATACAAAAATTATTTTTTGTGGAAATAAAAACAATGCATTTTTAGTCTGTAATAGTTTATTTAAAAGGCTCAATGAACTTTTTCATAAGGAAAATAATAATGCACATGGAACTACCTAGCAGGGTATTTATTATGGGGCATGAGTTTGTTATTGAACCTCTTCCAAAAGAATTATTTGATTATACTGACACATATGGAGATTGTTGCACTGATAAAAGAGTAATAAGAGTATATTGTGAGACGCATTTATCAGTAATGAGGGATACTTTATTGCATGAAATATTACATGGGGTTTGGTCACTACTGGGGCTGGAAAAAAGGGAAGAAGAGGAAAAGGCTGTAAACTCTATGGCTACTTTACTTATTGGATGTATTGATGATCCACGAAATAAAGAAGTTATAGATTTTCTAATAAATAATGCAACAACAACAGATAATTAATGATGCTTGGCTTGGTATTCATGTAAATGAATCTAAGTTATTTAATCCTATGGATTTTGTTGTAGATGTCTCTGACAACGATAATCTATTGGAAAGAATAGCTTGGCTAATGATGCGGCCAGAGTATTTTTCATTTGTCTGTAAATATATATTGAATATTGAAATTTCTCCTTTTCAAGCTCTTTTCTTGCATGAATTATGGCATAGAAAATTTCCAATGCTTATTGGAAGTCGTGGCATGGGTAAATCTTTCTTATTATCTATATACCCACTTTTAAGAGCCATGTTTATGCCAGCAAGAAAAATAGTAGTAGTTGGTGCTGCATTTAGACAGTCTAAAGTTCTTTTTGAATACATGGATACAATCTGGAAGAACGCTCCTATATTGCGCGACTTATGTGACAATAATAGTGGTCCACGTAGAGATGTGGATAGATGTGTTATGCATATTAATCAAAGTACTATTACGTGCTTACCGCTTGGGGATGGTAGTAAAATTAGAGGCCAAAGAGCAAATGATATTATTGCTGATGAGTTTGCTAGTATTCCTAGAGATATATTTGAAAATGTTGTTGCTGGTTTCGCTGCCGTATCCGCATCTCCAATAGATAAAGTAAAAAGTAAAGCAAGGGCTAAAAAGGCTCAAGAGTTAGGAATTAATATTGATGTAGATGTAAATAATTCAATAGAAAAATCTAATCAAATTGTTTTATCTGGAACTGCTTATTATGATTTTAATCATTTTTCAGATTATTGGAAAAGATATAAATCAATTATACAAAGCAAAGGCGATCCACATGCGTTAAAGGAAATTTTTGGCGATGAAATACCAAGTGAATTTGATTGGAAAGAATATTCTATTATACGTATGCCAGTAACTAAACTACCAGATGGATTTATGGATGAAGGCCAAATAGCAAGAGCTAAAGCCACAATACACTCTGGTATATATAATATGGAATATGGTGCATGTTTTACTACTGATAGTCAAGGTTTCTTTAAAAGAAGCTTGCTAGAATCATGTACTGCATCAATGACCAATCCAATTACTTTACCATCTGGTGAAATACATTTTGGTGCAATGCTAAAAGGCGATCCAAATAAAAAGTATATATTTGGTGTAGACCCAGCTTCTGAAGTAGATAATTTTAGTATTATTGTAGTTGAATTAAATGCCGACCATAGAAGAATAGTATATTCTTGGACCACGACTAGACAGCAACATAAAAATCAGATTAAATCTAAAATTACAGATGAAGACGATTTTTATGCCTATTGTGCTAAAAAAATTCGCTCTCTAATGCGTACATTTCCATGTGTTGAAATAGCCATTGATGCGCAGGGCGGTGGTATTGCCGTAATGGAGGCGTTGCACGATAGAGATAAAATGCAATCAGACGAAGTGGCTATTTGGCCGACAATTGAAGAAGATAAACCAAAAGATACTGATGATAATAATGGATTACATATATTGCGTATATGTCAGTTTGCTAGGGCTGATTGGCTAGCAGAAGCTAATCACGGCATGAGAAAAGACTTTGAAGATAAAGTATTATTATTCCCATTTTTTGATTCAGCTAGTATTGGATTATCTATAGAAGAAGATAAAATTGCTAATAGATTATATGATACATTGGAAGACTGCGTAATGGAAATTGAAGAATTAAAAGATGAATTATCTATGATTGTTATGACACAAACTACAAATGGCAGAGAAAGATGGGACACACCAGAGGTAAAATTAGCAGCAGGAAAAAAAAGCAGACTTAGAAAAGATAGATATTCAGCATTATTAATGGCTAATATGTCTGCAAGATCTTATGTCATATATAAGCAAAATATTGAGTATGGTGCTATAGGCGGTTTTGCTATGACTGATAAAGCATCAAAATTTAACAATGAAAAATTATTTTATGGACCAAATTGGTTTACTGAAAAAGCGCAAAATCTATATTGATTGTGTAAAATATAATATAATACAATTGACAATACCATTAATCGGAGATCAATACTAATGTCAAAAGAACCATTATACAAGACATGGGAAAGCGAAACTCAAAAACAAGCAGCGTATGACCAAACCCATGACAATATTGAAGCGTATGATGGTATACAAAAAGCTGTAGCCTATGGCAGGCGTACTAGTTATTTAGACATTGAGCCAAATCGATCTGTTAGAACTTCTTTTCTTAGAGAAGACTATGATAATTTTAGGCCCGGTGAACATGTTTCAAATTATCAAAAACGCATCATTAAGATGTGTATGCAGGCTTATGATAAAGTTGGCATCGTTAGAAATGTTATTGATTTAATGAGCGATTTTGCGGCTCAAGGATTAACAATTGTTCATCCTAATAAAAATGTTGAAAGATTTTATAGAAAATGGTTTGTTCAAATAGGTGGTGTTGATCGATCTGAAAGGTTTTTGAATTATCTTTATAGATGTGGTAACGTAGTTGTAAAAAGAAGAACAGCTAAATTAAATAGAGAAAATGAACAAGAGATACTAAAGACCAGTGGTGCAGATATAGATTTGTCTATAACGAAGGTAAAAAGAAGAGAGATACCTTGGGTATATGACTTTCTCAATCCGATTGCTATTGATGTTGTAAATTATGGTGGATACATAGTTGGTAAACCAGAATATGTATTAAATATTTCAAAGTATACATATGAGTCTTTGACTAAAAGTACAGAAGGCAATAAAGCAATTTTCAAGACTTTGCCAAATGATCTACAAAAAAGAATAGAAGGTGGCGACAGAAGAATACCACTTAATTTAGATGAAGTATCGTTTTATCATTATAAAAAAGATGATTGGTTATTATGGGCCAATCCTATGATATATGCAATATTAGACGATATTATCATGTTAGAAAAAATGAAACTTGCAGATCTAGCCGCTTTAGATGGCGCAATTTCTAATGTCAGATTATGGACTATTGGAGATTTAGATAATAAAATTATACCAACTAAAGCCGCTATTAATAAATTAAGAGATATTTTAGCAAGCAACGTTGGTGGCGGAACTATGGATTTAGTATGGGGTCCAGAATTAAAGTTTACAGAAAGTCAATCGCAAGTTTATAGATTTTTAGGATCAGAAAAATATCAACCAGTATTGACTAGCATATATGCGGGATTGGGTATCCCACCAACATTAACTGGGGCAACTAGTAATGGCGGATATACTAATAATTATGTTTCTTTAAAAACATTGATTGAAAGACTAGAATATGGTAGAGAAATACTTGCGCAATTTTGGCGTAAAGAAATTGAAATAGTTCGTAAGGCTATGAATTTTAGATTTCCAGCAGAAATTCATTTTGATTCAATAGTTCTATCTGACGAAGCTGCACAAAAACAATTACTTATTCAGTTAGCTGATAGAGACATAATTTCTCAAGAAACATTATTAGAGAGATTTAGAGAACTGCCATCAATAGAAAGAGTAAGAGTGAGGCGAGAAGAGCGAGATAGAAAAGCGGATATTATTCCAGAAAAAGCTAGTCCTTTCCATAATCCTCAACATAAAAACGAGATTGAAAAGATTGCTCTTAATAAGGACATGTTATCTGATGAATATTTTGAAGATATAGATCTACCAATTAAAGATGCAACTATAGTGACTGAAAATTCAATCACCAGTGTGCCACAACAAAAACAAAACACAGAAGTAAAAACTCCCGGTAGACCACCATTTACTAGAGACACCCAAAAACGTAAACAAAAGCGTGTCTTGCCAAAAACTGGTGAAGCATCTACAGCATTATTATGGGGTATTGACGCCCAAAACCAAATTGCTGATATTTTAAATCCAGTAGCTTTAAAACATTTTAATAAACCAAATATACGTAGTTTAAATAAAGACGAACTTAATCAATTGGATCATTTAAAACTACGAGTATTTTCTAATATGCAAATATTTGAATCAGTTACCGAAGATGGTATTAAGACTATACTTGATAGTAAGCAAAATATACCAACACAATGTATGAATGAGATTAATTTACAAATTAAGGCATTCAATACCCACAATAATAGACATGCAACAACTAATGAATTGAAATTTATTTATGCTTCTGCATTGTGTGAATATGATAAAAATAATGAATAAACTCCACTAATGGTTTTTTTTGTGTAGTATTTTTTTGGAGGTACTTACTGAATGAAAATATATAAACAAGAAATATTAGATGGTTTAGAGCAAGCTCTATCATCGAGTAATACAATTGCATATTGTTCATTGGCAGAAAAGTATACACCAAACGCACAACAAAAAACAGATACTATAGATAAGCTTAACTCAACACAAGCCTTAGAAGCCGGTAATAAAGATCAAATAGATCTTTTCTATTTAAAATCAATTCTGGTAAGTACTGGCTGGAATAAAAATGATGATGTATTCGATCCACAAGAACTGTGGAATGCTAGAAATACACCAGAAGACAAGCCATTTAATTTTATGCATAATGAAAAGGATATTATTGGTCATATTACTGGAAATGCTGTAGTTGATTTTGAAGGCAATCCAATAGATGAAAACAATGTTCAAGTTCCAAGTCAGTTTAATATTCTTACAACTTCTGTAATTTATACATCGTGGACAGACGCAGAGCAAAAAGAACGCATGGATAAAATCGTTGCCGAAATAGAAGAAGGCAAATGGTTTGTATCTATGGAATGTTTATTTCCAGCTTTTGACTATGCTGTTATAGATAGCAATCGAAAAGCAAGCGTTATACCACGAAATGAAAGTTCAGCATTTTTAACAAAACACCTTAAAGCTTATGGAGGAACTGGAACATATCAAAACTACCAAGTTGGCAGGCTTTTAAGAAACTTATCGTTCTCTGGTAAAGGCTTAGTTTCAAAGCCAGCTAATCCTCGTAGCATAATATTGGAAGGAAATCAATTTTTCGATGAATCCAAGGCTTGTGCCTTAGAAATACACGTAATCAAGGAGAATGAAATGCCCGATAATATGACCCAGCAAATTATTGATTTGCAAAAGGAATTAGCCGAGGTCAAGTCTGCTAATGAAGCTCTAAAGGCTGAATTAACAACAAGCAAGACCACAGAATACGAAGAAACAATCAAAGAATTACAATCTTCTTTAGCTTCAAAAGTCGAGGAAGTTAATATACTCACAGAAGCTAAAGAGCATTATTCTACAGATATGAAGAAAAAAGAAGAAGAAATGACAGCTATGGAAAAAAAGATGAAAGAAATGAAAGAAGAAATGGCTGTTATGAAAAAGAAAGAGGCAATGATGAAGCGTAAGGCTGAACTAGAGGAAGTTGGTCTTGATGCAGAAGAAGCTTCAGCGACAGTTTCTGATTTTGAAAATTCAGATGATGAAACTTTTGCCAAGGTTGTAGCTTTAATGAAGAAGAAGGCAAAGTATATGACTGAAGAAAAGTCAGTCAAGAAAGATAAGAAGGATACAACTATGGCTCAATCAGAAGACGAAGAAGTTGATGCTTCTCAGGCTTCAGAAAAAGATCTAGATTCAGTAGAAGAATCAGTAGAAGTTTCTATTGCTGAAGCTGCTGAAGAAAATGAATCTGAATCACTTCGCGCCGTTGCAAGCGAGTGGCTTGGTTCTATTTTAAGATCGACACCAAAAACCAAAGACAACTGAGAATTACTTTTACTAAGGAGAATGAATAATGGCTCTAAAAACTGATAGAAGTGTCTTGCAGACAGATATTTCGTTTTTCATGAACGAATCTGCTACTCGCGGTGGCGTTGTTTCTCTTAGCACTGGCGCATCTGGTGCCGCTATGGATAACGGTGCTGCTCTAGTAACATACGCAGCTAATCCATCGGGTAAAATTCCTGTTGGTCTTCTTATAAATGACATGGTAGATATTGATCTAACAAGACAGCATCTTAACCAGCATAAGGACGAGGTACAAAAGGGTGGCAAGGTAACACTACTCCAAAAGGGTTATGTTGTTACAAACAATCTATTGGGTACAGTAACAGCAGGCGCTCCTGCTTATCTTGCCCATAGTGGTAGACTTGCTACTACAAATGTTTCGACAGATAATACTGATGCAGACGGTTCAACAAGACTTGTTGGTCGTTTTCTATCAGCCGCTGATGAAGATGGCTATGCTAAAGTCTATATCGACCTTCCAAATACAAATACCTGAGTTAATTAAAAAGGAGATGTAAAAGATGAAAACAAGACCAACACCTGAGTTTATCGAATTGCTAAAGCGTTCGGGAAGCTCTGATAAGGTAGTCGCAATGGCCGCTCAAAGGGAAATCGCCAAAGCCCTTGAAACACCAATTCGTAAGGGTGTTTTATTTGGTGATGTTGTAACTTCGATTTTCGAAGCTATGCCACTAGAGCCGGGTGCTACACCTGAGTTCCCATTGGATCTACTTGCCCCCGGTACTGAGGCAGATCATGTTGCCTATACCAATCCCGGCAATGGTAGAATTCCAGAAAGACATGTCGAAGGTGATTATGTCATGGTAAATACTTATGGCATTAGTAGCTCAATCGACTTTCTTTTAAAGTATGCCCGTGAAGCTAACTGGAACGTAGTAGCTCGCGCTATGCAGGTTCTAGAAGCATCATTTGTTAAGAAGATCAATGATGACGGTTGGCACACACTACTCGCTGCTGCTGTTGACCGTAATATTTTAGTGTTCGACAATGATGCAGCTGGTGGTCAATTTACAAAGCGTCTTGTCAGCTTAATGAAGACAGTTATGAGAAGGAATGGTGGTGGTAACAGTGTTACTGCTCCCGGCCGTCTTACAGATCTATACTGCTCTCCAGAAGCTGTCGAAGATATTCGTAACTGGGGTGTTGATCAGCTAGATGAAGTTTCTCGTAGAGAAATTTATGTAGCCGCCGACAATGGCCCAGCTATAACACGCATCTTCGGTGTAAATCTACACGATGTGTTTGAGTTTGGTGATGGTCAAGAATTT